GACCAAAATAAAAACAAAGTAACTGAGGGAATTATTAAAGGCGTAGACAAAATACTAGCCGACTTAGCAAAGAAAAATAACTTAATATACAAATAACCATGGCAATCACTGGACCAGTAAACGGCACGCTTATAAGCATCTACAAAGATGTAAGCGGCACATTGACTAAAATCGCTAACGCGACATCTCACAGCATCGACATTTCAAAAGACATGATCGACGTTACCAACAAAGACAGCGCAGGCGCAAAGGAATTCATCGCTGGCGAGTATGGCTACACGTTGAACGTCGAAGGTATCTTTGAAGAGGATGCGTCTGTAACCACGACAGGACAATCTTTTAAAGACCTTTTAACTGACTTGTTGGCGGGCACTTCTGTAACTGTTGTAATGACTACCAACAGCAGCGGCGACCAAAAAATGACTGGCTCAGCATTCTTTAGCAGCTTGTCTTTGAGCGCACCCAATAACGACAAAGCAACTTTCACCGGCACATTGCAGGGCACTGGCGCGTTGACTATTGGAACTGTCACGCCTTAATACTTGTTGAGGGCTACGAAGCCCAGGGCGAAAAGACACCATTCGCATCTGTTCAAAAACTAGGCGCAGCCATTACAAAGTTTAGCGAACTATCGCCAGCACTTGACGCTTTTACACAAGCCGTTACAGACTTTTTCGCAACCGACGAACCCGAGGGAAAGTAAAAGCCAAGGGCGACAGCGCACCGTTAACTTGGCGTAAAGTTGAGCGCATCAGTTATGGGGAGTTAGGTTTGACTGAGGCGCAATTTTGGAAATGCACCCCGCGTTATTGGCGCTTAAAACTTGAGGGAATGCGTGAGGCGCAGACGCAAGCCTATCGCAATTATATTCGCATGTCTTTGATAAACTTACACCAGACGCGATAGCATGAGCGCCCCCATTAAAATAGCCTACAACATCCTCAGCAATTACTCAGCGCTCACGGCGTTAGTTAGCACAAGGATAAACCCGTTACGAATCCCGCAAGAGTCTGCATTCCCTGCGATCAGTTACAACCTTGTCAGCGTTATTGCATCGCCCACCAATACAAGCCACAGCCGTACAGATTTTGCCCGGGTGCAGGTTAATAGTTTTGGCACCACGTTTGCAAGCGCCACAGCTGTAGCGGAAAAGGTAAGGGCTGCATTTGAGGCGGCAACATTGCCGGGCATATTTAATACAGTTAAATGCCAAGCGATTGAATTTGACAGCGAAGTGCAACTAACCGACGACGAAGCGGGCTTTGCTGGCATTTACCAAGTCTCTCAGGACTTTATAATTAATTACACAAGGTAATGGCAAGGTCTTTAAATATAGTAATTGGCGCAGACATTGAAAAGCTGCAGAAAGGTTTTAACGATGCCGTCAGTGTAGTACAATCGAGCGGCAAGAAAATGAGCGAGGCGGCCGCAGAAACCGCCAAAAGCATACAGGATCGCCTTGCGTCTATTGCTACCAAGAACCCGACAGCGGGAACTGTTAGGCAGTTGACCAACCTAGCCATGGAGGCCAGGGCTTTGGGTCCTGAGTTTGCCGGGGTTGCAAATGAAATAATAAAGCAAGCAGGTAGAATTAAGGATAGCATTGGCGATGCACGGGCTGAGGTTGGGTACTTTGCTAGTGACACTAGAAGGCTAGATGCTGTGCTAGGTGGAGTGAATGCGGTCGCTGGGGCCTTTGGCGCAGTAGAGGGAGCGCTTGCACTTAGTGGCGTGCAAAGCGAAGATCTACAGAAAACCATGGTTAAGCTGCAAGGCGCTATTGCTTTGGTTAATGGAGTGACTGCAATACAGGCGGCTTTGCAAAAAGAAAGCGCTGTTATGCAGGGCGTACTTTCTGCGGCTACTACAGTGCAAACTTTTGTTATGGGCCAAGCAACGATTGCAGCTCGTGTTTATTCTGCTGCATTAATAGCAACGGGAGCGGGTGCAGTTATCGTGGCCATTGGTTTAGTTATTACATTGTTTCAAAAAAGCGGCAAAGCTATTGAAGAGGCCAAAGAAAAATTAGCATTATTAGAAAAACAGCAGGAACGTGGGCTGACATTGGGGCAACGCAGAATTAAAGAAGAAGAGCGGGCTCTTGATTTGTTGGTTAGTAGAGCGCAGGCAGAGGGCAAAAGCGAACAATATATTTACAACTTAAAAAAAGCAAGTCTTGAAAAGCAAAAGGGCATTTACCAACAATATGGCAAAGAGGCTCTTGAATTATTAGATAGACAAAGAAACGCTGAATTATACACAGTTGAAGCCAACAGTAAAGAAGCCACAGCAATAAGAAAAAAATATACTCAGCTCGAATCGGATTTGCGCTATTCGATTAATAACGAATATCAAAGCAAGGTTGCGAGTTTGCAAATGGATGCAGACAACATTGCAAAAAGCGCAAGAAGTCAAGATCTAAAAGACTACAAACAAAACACAAAAGACAAAGAAAAGGCAGCCAAAGAATTGGCAGACCTAGAGGCAGACCTAGCAAAAACAGGCAAAACTAAAGGCACTGGCGCTGGCGCATTTCAGGTGCTAGATCCTGAGCAGGAAAAGAAAAGCCCTGCACAATTGGCACTTGAAGATATTGAGGCAAGCAAAGCCAAATTTGAAGAAACGCCACCTATCACAGCGGCTGACCTTTTTGCTGCCGACGACATTACAACAGAGGTTGAAGTAATTAAAACAAGCATCGGCACTCTATCGCCAGAGATGCAGGCAATGGCTGACACATCCTCGCAAGCATTTCGCAAACACAAAGCAGAGGTTGAAGCCGCAACTGCTGCACAATTGGCATACGAGGAACGTGTAAAGCAATCAATGGAGCAGGTCAACAATGCTTTTAACCAACTTACTGCACAAGGGTTAGAAGAATTTGGCACAATGATCGGCGACCTTTTGACAGGACAAGCAGATACGTTTGAGAGTTTTGGTAAAAGATTGTTAACAGCAGTGGCCGGGTTTATGAAATCATTCGGCCAAGCATTAGTTGCAACAGCTACTGCATCAAAAGCATTCAAAGAATTGCTAATTAAAAACCCGGTATTAGCTGCTGCTGCCGGTGTTGCATTGATTGCGGGCTCTGCGGTTATTACTAATATGTTGAATAAAGGACCCGCGCCTACAGCCTTCGCCGAGGGTGGTATTGTTAGCGGTCCTACATTGGGCTTAGTTGGTGAATACCCAGGGGCAAGTTCAAACCCCGAGGTTATTGCACCACTTGACAAATTGCGCAGCATGATTAAAACAAATGACACTAGCGGCTTTATCGCAAGCACTACAATACAGGGTAGAGACTTAGCAATAGTTTTAGAACGTTACAGCAAAGATTCAAAAAGGGGATAATGGCACGCATTTACTACGGTACTTTTAAAAGTATTCAAGACGTTGATTATAAAGTTGAGTTATGGGATGCGCCAAGCGGTTCAGCGGTTGGAGGCACAGAGTTAAAACTAGCAGGGGAAGGCTTTGTAATTGACAGAAGCGGCGAAGGCTCGGCAACTTATGAATCATTTATTAGATCGTCTCGCTGCACTACTAATTGGGTCATGCCAAATAACACTGTGCTTGCAGATTTTTTAAGCATAAGCACAGAGGCCGAAAACAACTGGGCTATGATTGTATACCGCGAGGATGTGCCTATATGGATAGGCAGAGTAATAGCGGACCAAATGACGCGACTACGTGAGGCCATACAAGCCAAAACGCAAATATCGCTTGCGGCTGTAGATGGTTTAGAATTGTTAAAAGGGTTTCGAGTTAGCGACCTTTGGTTTACTGATGGCAAAATAACTTTAACCTATTTGTTTCGCAAGTGCTTAGAAGAAATAAACTTGTGGCAATATTGGGATGTGCTTGGAATAACTCAATATTATTTTTATGATGCTGCTTTAATGTATAGCGCTGAAGCAAGCCGTAAAGGTATTGATTTGATTAAGGGGAATTTAAACGCTTTTGTCAAAAGCTTTGACCCAATGAAAGACGTGCGAGCTATTGACGTCGATGCTGGATATTATGCGGATAGCAATATGCTTACATGCGCGGAAGCGATGGAGCAAATATGCGCAACGCTTCAAGTGCGTTTAATTCATGAGATGGCAGGCTATTGGTTAGTTCCTGTCAATGGATATTTTAATACTACTTTAGCCTATCGTCGCTATTCATATACGTTGCAGTATATTGGTACGGGCTCGTATACGCATAGGCAAACTCTTGCAAGCCCTCGACCACAATGGGCAGCCAAGCCGTCGCTTTACTATCAGCCTGCTGCGAAATTGGTGCGTGTTAATACGCAAAGAATGTTAGCGGGTAGTCATATTAGAAAATTTTTAAATCAATCTACTAGCTCATTTAGTAAAACCTTTGCAGATTGCCCAACGGGGTCAACGCCCGATGAAGTACCAGTGCGCATAAAATTATTAATTAAATTTGAACGTAGTTATCCTAGTGGCAAGGTTGAAAACAAAACCGAAATACGGTATCAAATTGCTTGTTTCAATCCAACAACATCTAGTAATTTATATTTACAAGATGATGGCTATTGGGCTTCTAGTTATAAATTGTATGAGGTTTTTGTAGATACTCGAGGGCAAAAAACGACCTGGAATAGTTACATGATTGAACACCAGGCAACAACTCTGCCCGCCGGGTATACTGAATTAAGCATGAGCGTTAGCACTGTTCGAGGCTTGGTCAGAACTTACAGCAAAACAAGCGGATGGCAAACAAGCGCCGCAGCTGTTAAGCCATTTTGGGGATCGTTTCAAGTTGCCTTTGCAGATGCATCACCTTACAAAAACCCCGATTTAACTTTTGACATTGAAGAAATATTTAGCCCATCTACAACTTCAGCGTTAAACAGCACAGAAATAAATTTAAATATAAAGCATTACGTCACAGAAAACATCTACGGCGTTGGTACTTTATATGCTTATGATGGCAGCACGGATGTAATTGCTGCCGACTGGTATGGCGGTTGGGATTCCGTAACCCACGGCACCCTTACTGAGATGATAGGCACGGCAGTAGGTGGTTGCTATAAAGATTTTTTGCAAGTGATTCGTGGCAATTGGGTAGACAGTGGCACACTTACCGCAATCAAAACTTTATACTTTGATAGTGGCGCATGGGTGCTGAACGGCTGTAGCTTTAAAGCAAAGTCTGAAGAGTGGGATGGCGAATGGCTTTATTTAGCGCCAACTTATTCAGGGCTTACATCTACGGGCGAAGGTTACAAAATTGATCCTAACAAAAACGACGACAAAGTAAACTACGCACTAGAGGCCGTTGCCGATATAAACGGCTCGATAAACTTTGTGCCTGATCAAGTTTTAGAAACTTTAATAAACGACGCAGATGGCGCACCAACTACACAGCCTACATTGAATACACGATGGGAGGTAATGTTAGAGTATGTCGATAGTACGACGGTTGTAAGGTGGCACATCCAAGAGCACAACGCTTCTGTAGTTTACACAAACGGCACTCACACCATTACAAACGGCTACGAGTTAATTATTTGCAACAGCACCGACGGCAACGTAACTATAAACCTACCGAATGCCACCGAGAGCAAGGGCAAAAAATACTACTTTATTAAGACAGCCACGGCGCACGTTGTAACTATTAACGGCGGGTCGTATAACATTAACGGGGCGAGTGCAACTACAATCAATTCGCTATATGGCAGCAAGACGATAATTTCGGACGGCGCACAGTGGTATATTATTAGCGAGGCTTAATTTGTTAACGAGTCTGCGGTAGGCCTTTTGTAAATTTGGCGTATGGCTGTTGCTTTATATACTGGCGAAGATGTTACCATTGCCATTGACTTGGTCGACGACGCTTTTTCTTTAATGGCCGATGTCATTGTAGGCGTAGTTATTAACGACGTTTTAAAAATTACTTTCAAGAAATCACAGAGCACAGTTACTGCTATAAGTGGTTTCCCAAATCAATGCTCAGTTAAATTAACCCGCGCCGTAACTAAGGAGTGGGAAGCGGGCATGCTTTCAATGGAGATAACAAAGGTTTTTACAGATGGGTCCTATCCTTTAGGCAAGCACGTGATCTATAAGGATAACATCGTACAATTTAGCAACGCACTTACAAAGAATTTATGAGCGATATCATTGTACAGATACCAGGGGCCACAAATGTAACGGTAACAGATGCGCCAGCGTCCGCGATCGTTGTGACATTTCCAGCCTCTACCGAAACGGTGGTAACTGTAATTGATAGGGGTATTTTGTACGGAGTGCAAGGCCCACAGGGGGAATCTGGCGGAGTGAATACTGTAAACGGGCAAAGTGGGAATGTAACACTTGACACATCCGAGATACCAGAAAACCCTTCATATTTATATTACACCCAAGCGCGTTTTGATTCTGCATTTGCTGCAAAAAGTACAACCAATTTAGCGGAAGGAACAAACCAATACTTCACCGCAGCGAGAGTGAGGGCAGTTGTTTTGACTGGTTTGTCATTGGCAACCAATGCCGTGATTTCTGCAACTGATACCGTGTTGAGTGCCTTCGGAAAGTTACAAGCACAGATCACCGCCAATCTTTCAACACTTACATCACACACATCCAACACAAGCAACCCACACGCCACCACAAAAGCACAAGTGGGGTTGAGTGATGTGCCAAATGTAGACACCACAAACGCATCAAATATCTCAAGTGGTACATTGGCTGATGCGAGGTTATCATCTGCCGTTACAAAGCAAGGAAACACATTTAACGGAGCATCTCAATTAGTACAGTTGGATGCATCTGCAAAACTTCCAGCAATTGACGGTTCTAATTTGACAAACTTAAACATTCCACCTTCAACGGGTGGGGACTTATACCTATTCTACAACTACTAAACTATGGCAGCAAATACATCACCCATATTCGCACTTATACCCGAAACAAAAATTGTAACGGTTACCTCAGCGACAACCGATAGAACTGGAGCAACTACAACCAACCTTGCAGAGTTACTAACCGCTGGAAGTGATGGGACTAAAATCACACAGATTGGGGCAAAGGTTGCCGGAACAAATACATCTTGTTTGGTTCTTATTTTTATCACTGATACAAGCGGTGCAAATCCAAAATTATTTGATGAGTTTTTACTTGCACCAATAACCGCATCAACCACTTTGGCATCTACAAGATTGGTGTTGCCTTACTCTGATTTGCAATTGAAAAGCGGACAAAAAATTCTTGTTGGTATAACGGTTGCAACTGCTGCTGGAGTAAACATATTTGCAATCAAAGGAGATTATTGAGATGCCGAACTTCGGAATTTTTAGAGGGTTTTCGGAAAGTTCGTTTGGCAATAAATTATTTGCTGGTCAACAAACTGCCGATGTCGGAAGTTCCACACAAACATTTGTATTCACTGTTAAAACAGACAATGTAGGGGTCAGCACATCTACTCAATTTAGGCTTCCTTTGACCACATCAACTGGGTTAGATTTTGTCATTGAGTGGGGAGATGGTGTAGTGCAAAGAATCACATCACACACCGCTCCTGAAATTACTCACACATATCCAAGCATTGGAACTTATCAAATACAAATTAGCGGTCTGCTCGTTGGGTGGTCTTTCAATAACTTAGGAGACCGATTGAAATTGTTAAATGTATTTCAATGGGGTGTGTTTAATATAACCACAACCAATAATTTTGATGGGTGTACGAATTTAACTTGTAGTGCTACAGACGCTCCAATAATTACAACTAATAGTTTATCGGGTATGTTTCGGGAATGTACAAATTTTAATGGGGCAATAGGCAATTGGAATGTTTCAAATGTCACAAATATGGCAAATATGTTTTTGAGAGCCACATCATTCAATCAACCCATTGATAGTTGGAATGTTTCAAATGTTACAACTATGCAGGGAATGCTTCAAAGTGCTAACGCATTCAATCAAGATATTTCAAATTGGAACATTACAAGCGTAACCAACTTTACGAGTTTTATGAACGCAAAAACCAACTTGAATTACTCCGCATCTAATTTGGATTTGATATATCAAAAATGGTCACTCTTAGCAGTCAAACCAAATCTATCAATATCTTTTGGAACAATAAAATATACTGCTGCGGGTTCAGCGGGTAGGTTAGTTTTGACTTCAGCACCAAATAACTGGACAATAACGGATGGAGGCATATAATATGAAATCAACTTACGATATAATTTATCCTGAACAAACAACATATTTCATTGCCTACACAAATAGTGAAATTTTTGCTTATGGAATAGTCACCCCAAAACAAGAGATGACAACTGGTCAACCTATCTTGTGGACTACATTAGACAAAGCAGAATGGATAGAAAAATTAATTAATGATTTTGATACAAATCCCGAAATATACTAATGAGCACCGTTAAAAAAACCCCCTCACCTATCCCCGTTTCCTTTGAGCAATTTCGTAAGAATCCGATTGCTGCCGTGGCTTTTTGTATGCTGTTGGCTGTTAGCTATTTGTATGTTGACCTTCGCTCGGGCTATAAAGAACAGATTGAAAAGAGCAACCAAAAAATAGATGCGTTGGATTTAAAGATTGACCGCTTGTCATATGCTCTTAAGAAATCCGACAGTGCACTTGCCGCCGCCATCACTGAGATCCGTATAATGAATACAATGCGTAAATTATGAAACACTTTACTTTGATTTTTGCAGCTTGTTTGTGTATCGCCATTGTTGCCGTGCCACAACCCAAGACAAAAGCCGTTCCAGTTGACGAGGTAGAGTTGATGCTTGAGAAAATTAGCAGCCATCTACAAGAGGCATCGGTTGCAACTGCCCAGGCTCACGACATGGGCGAGAAAATGGTAGAAGAAAAGGTGGCGGAAAAACAGGAACTTAAACAGGCAGTTGTTGAGGCCGAGGCAAAGACTGAGGCAATGACAAACACCATGTTATTTATGGGTGTAGACACTGCGTTAATTCACATGGACACGGCAAGCATTAGCAACATGCTTAAACTTAATGGCATGAGATAATGGCAAAGGCAAAAAGCACAGCGTCGGCCACATGGCAACCCAAGCCCAAGCGTAAAAACAAGGGCGTGCATTCTAAGAATAACACCCAAGCCCAAGCGTAAAAACAAGGGCGTGCATTCTAAGAATAACAAACCCGCGAAAAGGTATCGCGGCCAAGGTAGATAACATGAAAAAACTATTAGAGATTTTTAAGGGCGATAACGGCCAGTTAAGCAGCAAGCGTTTTGTGGGGATCATTGGAGCGTTTGTTTTGTTTGGAACGATGGCACACAACAGCATGAGCCCGCAAGAGATTGCACCTAGTAAGGAACTTGTTGCAGCTGTTGAATGGGTAACGATTTTAACCCTGGGTTTCACATCAGTTGACAAGTTCAGCGGCAAAAAGAATGACGAAGAATAGTCTAACTATTTTGCTGTTTGTTCTGCTGTTTGTCGGTGGCATTCTGTACGTTGAGTACGCCGTTCCAAAGATAGAGCGCGTCGTGCATGGTCCGGCTATTCGTGTAATCGACAAGGAACTAGACACGATCTATCAATTAAAACTGAAATACAAAACCCTGCACGATACCCAGGTTGTAATCAATCAAAAATATGACACGCTTTATATATCTCTTACTGGCGATACTAGCTGCGGCACCACGCTACGGCTTATCGCAATGCACAGACAGCTCGACTCTAGCGGCAAGTAATTACTATTTAATTAAGGGCGCAGAGGCCCGTGAGAATCTTGCACTATGTCGCGAATACCGCAAGATAGACAGCGCAGTAATAGAAACCCAAGGGCGAATGCAGGATAAGCTTTTAAACGAGATTAAAATGCGTGACGATAAGTATATAAGACTTAGACGCGTGACGTATGTAATCGCTGCAGCATTTATTTTAACTTTGATCTTATGAATATAGCAATTTTAAAGGCCACGATGGCCGCCAAGGGTTACGCCTTCTTTGAAAATGGCGAGTTTAATTTGAACATAATAGGCGTGCGCAACAGCGACACCGGCAAGAAAGTCACCAACGCATTCGACGACAAGCTTATTGTCGCCTACAAGCAGGGCGGCGGATGGGTTGTAAAAGAATGGCCAGCAACCTGCGACAACGGCGGCGGCACTGCTCGCCTAGTTCCAAACCAATACCGGGGCAGCCATGCCATCGGATTGCACCAGGGAAAGTATGAAGCATTAAAACAATGCGGGCCTGTAACGGTTTATCGTGACTTTACAAAAGACGGGATCTATCAAGAGGACAAAAAAGAAACGGGTGTATTTGGTATTAACATCCACAAAGCCGGTGTGGATTCTGCCCGGGTGGATGACTGGAGCCACGGCTGCCAGGTGTTTAAACGTGTTGCAGATTTTAACGAGTTTATGTTGCTCGCAAAAAAAGCGGCCGCCTTGCATGGCAACCGCTTTAGCTATACGCTTATTGAAAGCAAGGACCTGGTTAACCCTTTGGGCTGATCATCTTGTTTATCTCGGCCACAGCGTTGGGCTCTTCGTGCTGTATGTCTACGATTTCTTCAACGCTGTGCATGCCCATGGTAATTTCAGGTGCATAGAGACGGCCAAAAAACGCTGCTGCACGATAGCGCATCATTAACTCGGGCATTGTTTTCCATTTGCTGCCTGATTTGTCCACCCACCCTTCAGCCTTGGCCATGTCCATGGTGACAATAGGACCCTCTACGGGCTCGCCTGTGGCCTTTTCTACACAGACGGCTTTAATACCCTTAGCCAAGTCGCCAACAAAGCGCAGCGTGGTAAATTTACCGCAGCCGTTTATAGCTGCAATTACGAAAGTGCTAGACCAGGAAGGGCGGCCGTGAATGATGTGCAGATTTTGCATAACCATAAGCGGACTGGCTCCGATTCGGTGGGCAATTTCTAGGGCCACAAGGGTGTTAGCGACGTTACCTTTGTACTGTGTAGGCACAAGGTCGGAAGCGCTCAGGGCTTTGGCCTCACGTTGGGCAAGGTCAAAGTTTGACAAGGGGGTGATTTCTGTTTTATTTTCCATAGTTAAAATTATTTATCTTCTGTTAATTCTATTGTTTTAATATAAATCCAATCTGATGTTCTTGAATTTTTATTTGCCATTGCACTTTCGTAAGATGTATATTGTCTTGCATATAACTTTCTAACTTTTTCAACTTTGCTAATTTGTAAAAATACACTAACCCAAATTGATGGGGCTTTTTGAACAATAGGAGGATGTATCCATACGCTATATTCGTTGTGCAATTCCCATACTTTTTTAAAAAATTCTACTATCTCAATTTTAATTTCATTACTAGTATTTTCTTTGCAATGTATATCTAAATTGCCCTCGTGATCCTCTAGGCTTTCAATGTAATCAAGCAAATCCTCTCGAGTATCTTGTACTGTCCTATATACGGACCTTACTCTGTCAAGCCTGTATTGATCTTCTCCAAGTATTATTACTCTATTTTTATTTTCCATAGTTAAAAAGTGTTAAAGGTTGCACTGTATCGCCGTAGCCGGGCCATTCGTCCAGCTTTACGCACTCGATAAATGTTTGAATATCCTGTTGGTATTCTTCACGGCCTCGCTGCATATCTTCTGCCGTCATGTAATAAACGCCGACCAGGTGCGGCTCGGACTTTTCAACAGCAATAAAGAAAAAGCCCTGGCTATTCGGCACGCCGTCGGAATAGAACGCAGCTTGCACATGGTAGCGATATTTATGGCATGATCTTGCGAAACCTTTAGGGCTTGCATCGTCTGTGGTTTTAATGTCAATTATTAAACCGTCATCAGTTAACCGGTCAATGATTCCACGGCAATCGACTAGAGTTCTGTCCTGCCAATTAACCATGATCTCACTTTTGCCTGGCTTGGCTAAAAGATAGGCAGCCGCAGGATGGTCATAAATGGCCTTTGCCATGGCTTCTATTTGCTTATCTTGATCTTTTGATAGGATTGTAAGGCCTTCGGTTTGAATGGCAAACTGGTGCCAAAGTTCTTTGCCTTCTTTTGTGCGTCGGTCAATTTGTGGGGCGATGGTGTAGCGCTTGCCAAACTCTTGAGGCTCTAAGATTCTGCAGTGCACAGCCTTGCCCATAATAAGGGCCGGGCTATCTTCGTCTTTTTGTAGGGTGCCGTCAATGTATTTATGTTTATACAAGACCGGGGCTTTTCTCAGTAGGTCCAAGCGGCTTTTTGACAGTATGTGTTTCACTTTCATGATGGCAAAAATACGAAATGTTTTTGTATATTTGTAGTATGTATAAGGAAAACATTGTTAAAGTTTGGAAAATTAAGTGTATCGAAAAGGGCACTTCGTTAAATGCCATCTGCAATAAATTGGGTATCGACCGCGAATTATTAACCCGATGGGAAAGGGCCGAGCCAAAAAGTTTACGCCTGGCTAAACAGATAGATGAGGCTATCAAAGAAATGCCGTAGATTTGTAGCGCCGAGGTTTGACAGCTTGGTGTTCTGTATCATAGAGGGCCTCGTAGAAATACGGGGCTTTACTTTTTTGTAAAAGTTTTTTGTTTTTTTCTTGTATATGTGAATTGTATGTTATTAGTTTGCATTCACAAGATACAAACACTATGAGTTTAGACATCATTTATTTAATCATTGCTACGCCTGTCACTATTGCGGTGATGTACGGCAGCCACGTAATTAAGCGCAACCGTAAGCGCCGAATCGAAACCCCTGAGGCACAGCCTTACAAGTTTGAGCGGGATGAGTACCGTCCAGAGTTTAACGAGTTTTCGCAGATGCTTTTACAGCGCAAAATGTACAAAGGGAGGGGCGACAAATGAACACGCCCATAGAAAAGCTTATTTTGGATTTGCAAGCTTTGCAGACCCATTACCAATTCATTGAACGCCACGGCAAAAACTTGCGGGCTAGCGATGCAATAGCGGCGGCGTTAAAGCAACTACACAAACGACTGCAAGAAGAGGCCGACGTTATTATTGAGGCCTACAACGCAGCTGGAGGGCAAGCCGGTGGCCAAAAGTATTATGAGGGTCTGTACAGATCAGGCGTAGACGAGTTAAAATCTTATGTAGGTTACAAGTATGAAGGCAACAGTGGTGAAGGCGACGATTAATTTTATATCCAAATGGCGGGTATATTATGCAGGCGAACTGCTTGCCACCTTTGAAAACGAAAAGGACGCTAGAGATTACGCAGCCTTTATAGATAGCCAATAACATGACCAAAAAAACTTATATTTAGAATTTGACAACGTTAAAAACAAAAAACTATGATCTACATATTTTACACCAGCATCGCATTGGCTGCCATCGTAAGCATTGGCACAATCAAAGCGCAAATGGCTCACATTAAGGGGCTGAAAGGAATGTACAAAGAAGAGAGCCGCAGGGCCCACGACTACAATTTAACCATTATGGAGCTACGCGCTGAGCTTAGAAGCGTGCAAGACGTTGGCAAGACCTGGGCTAAAGTTGCCCATGAAACGAGCGACGATTTAACTAAAGCCATGATGCAGCACGCTCACGAAATGGAACAGATGAGGGCTGAGCTATGGAAAGCAGGCGAGGCAAAAAGAAAAAACAGCGAGTACAAAAAAGCATGGAGAGCTAAGCGCAAAGCAAATGGAACTGGAAACTAACTACTTACTGGCTTACGCAAAGTGCAGGCAAAAGGTGGCGTATTTAGAGCGTCACTTAGAGACCTTAATACAGAAGCACGAGCGTGAAATTACCGAACTGAAGGGCGAACTAATTAACCCGCTCATTGATTGGAAAAAGCCACAGCCTCGCAACATGTCGCGTTTATGCAAAGCAGTTTGCCGGGTGTGTGACATAACCCCAGGGCAATTAGTGAGCCCACAGCGTAGGCGAAATTATGTGATCGGCCGACAGTTGTTTTTTTACGTTGGCCGTTATGAGATGAAAATACAATGGTCAAAGCTTGCCGGGTTTCTGTGCAAGGATCATTCGACTGGCATCCACGGCGCAGATCAATTTGAGAATTATTTAAAACTCGGCTACAAACACGAAACGCAGTTATATTACGATGTGCTGGCTGAGTTAGCCGACGAAGTAGATTTAATCGAAGAGGTCGAACTGGCTGAAATTGAGGAGGTAACAAATGAGCAACAATAAACAGAGTAGCGTAGAGTGGTTGGTTGAACAAATCAAAAAAGACATCAATTTGAGATTGAGAGGATTTGATATTGACAAAGCACTTGAACAAGCCGAAGC